ATAGACCAAGTGCTCTCTTTGATGATGATGCAAAACTAGAAGAGATCTACAACAAACAGTATGATCTTAATGAGTTTGTTGCATCAGATAAGTTCAAAGATTATGATGCTCTTAAGAAACGTCTTGAGAATGTTCTTGGTTTGAATCAACCAGTCAAGAGACCTGTACTTGATGAGGAACTAGATGATGAAGATACAGGTAGTGCTCCATCATTCCAAACACCAACTCGTTCTCCTGAACCAGCAGTTGCAAGTGGTGCATCAGATGAAGATGAAGATGAATCACTGAGTTACTTTGCTAAGTTAGTTAACTCTTAATATAAGAAAGGAGTACAAAAGATCTCTACTTAGAAAGAGTGCCTTTCAATTCGATAGTGTTTTACATTACAAACCCCTCTTCTGTCAAAGAGGGGTTTTTTTATACTCCAGATACTCTGGGGTTATAAGTTTCTTTTAAATTTCGATTTATATAACTGGATGTCTTTTTATATTTCATCATATTTTTCATGTCTGATATGAAGACACCAACCATAGTTGGTTTTAGTAATACTATTTTTCTTTTTTCATTATTCTTTTTAGATTCATATTGATAATTGGTAACAGGAACAACTGGATTTGTAGTTATAGTTGAGTTAGTACCATAGTAACTGTATTGAAAATCTTTATCAACTTCGAGTCCTTCTGGAAGAATAGTTCTATTATCCTCATCAAATATTCCTGTAGTTTCATAATGGTGAACATCTTCTAATGCTTCATATGATCCGTATTTGTCTAGCATCATTTCATGTAGATCATTGTTGGATAAAGGCCATTGATCTCTAACATTGGTAATGTTATTTGTTATTAGTACAACCCAATCTAAATCTGGATCATCATATATGACTCTTGCAACAGTATCAGGTCTCATATTCTCTTGAATATTATAGTAATCAAATGTAGTTATTGAATTAAATATATCCTCTCGCATTATTGCTCGTCTGAATATATTTTTTACTATTAATCTCTCGTCATTTCTACTTCTTTTTGGTAGAAGTGAAGCGTGAGATATATCTGGGAGTTCTCTAAAATATGGCATTAGTATCCTACCTCGTTAATTCCTACTTTGTAAAGACCACCACCAACTTTTCCACCGTCTTGTATATCATCATTAAATAATCGATCTTTCATAATATCTGTGGAGTAATCTGTATCATATACAGGTTCTAGTTCTTGCATTCTTAAATTCATCACTGTACTTGTTGGTTGACCATCTTCGTATGCACTCCATACTCCATCTGGAGTATAGTTAATTGCACAACCAGTTACTGCGACTGTTTTAATTTTATTTACACCTTCAATATCTAGTTCTTCATTAGTTTTATATTGTACGTGAAATACATTTGGTGTTCCTAACCATAGACTTCTTTTTCCTGCTTTACCTGCTAACTTTCTGGCAGCCATTCCTTGTTTAAAAAATCTAATTATATTTCTAACGGTCTTTGCTTCTTCTCTACTTCTAGGTGTCATCTTCCAACTGAATTGGAACTCTCTTAGTGTTGGTGAATTGAATAGTAATTCTAAGTTAGCATTAGGAATAACTCCAAGTCCTCTTGCTAATATTGATTCTGGAGATACATTAACTCCTTGACCTGCAAGAATTCTAGATTGTAGTGTTGCTCTTAAAGTTGCTCCTGCTGGACCTTTCATCATAGATTCTGCTGCTCCACCTGCAAGTGCATCTGCTACAGCAACACCAGTAAGAGCTCCATCACCAAGACCACCCATACCAGTCAAAGCACCAGTAACACCACCTGCTGCTTTTACACCAGCAGCAAGACCCATATTTGCTCCAACAAAACCAGTAAGTGCAGCAGATATATTATTCATTTGATCTTCACCCCAACTCACATTGTTTGAGTCACTAACATCACTTGGCATTGGTAGTTTTACCATTCCAAGATAGTCTTTTAGAGCAGAAGTTCTTTGGTTTCCTTGTGTTGCTTGCCAATGTGATTTATGTTTTTTCTCAGTTTTTACCATAGACGATCTTGGTGGTCTATATGTGTACTGAGTGATACGAACATGGTCTTGGTTGTAACCTGTATTATCTCCAGAATATATTGCATCGTTAGGGTAGTTCAAATAACCACCAGCAGATTTCATTAATTCTTTTATTATATTTCCAGTGTGTGGTGATAGTTCTGTTGCTGCTTCTTCATAATTAGGGTTTCTTCTGGCAAACCAATTTCCTTTCCATTTTCCTGGATTTCTAATTAATCCACGATTACCTTGTCCACCTGTATTTGCCTCAGATAATTTAGCACTATCTTCTGTATTAAAGTTTTCTTTTTCTGTCTTTACCCATCCTGGAAGTTTTGCTTTATTTGCATTACCACCAGCAGCTTCTTGTGTGGATATTACTTGAGTTTTTATTGATTTTTCTATTTGATCTCTAGTTGCTTGTGGTATATCAGTCTTTCCTTTATATGTCCAATCTCCATCTTGAAACAGCAGAGTCTTACCATCGTTTTGTGTTAACTCTACTAAACCTGTCTTAGGGTTATAGAATAAACGACGATCTGGATCTGATGTTAAAGGTATTTCTGTTTTTGACATTAAGGACTATCCCAAACTGTTTCTGGAGAGACTTTACCATATTTATTAACGAATCTCTCTGTTACTAGCATAGCAATGTCAGCCCACTCTGTTGAGTCTTCGGGAATAATAAACAAACCATCAATGTTACTGATAAAATATCTATGTAATGTTTTATCTGGTAAGTTTGCTTCTCTTTTATTTATGAGGGAACCTGCAATCGATGATCTTATAGCAGGATTATAATAATGTAAGTTGGCAGCAAGTATAGAATCCAACTTAATATCAAGTATATATGCTAGTGGTCTACGATCCCACCACGGATACTTATCACCAAATGCTGCAGAGTATGTAAAGAAACACAACTCACCTACTTCTGGAAACCTTTGCTCTGCTATTGGTAGTAGTTCTTCATACAATTCATTAGCAAACCAGTCTGCATCAGTTCCAGATATTGTTTTAGATCTTTCTAATATTCTTTTACCTATAGTTTCCTGATCATCTAAACCAAAGTCAGCCTCCTTTGCTGCTTTAATTTTGGCAAGATCTCTTGCTCGTCTTTGTTTGAGTGTCTTTCTTGGCATTATCTAATACCTAATTCATGTTCAGTCATAATTTTAAATTCATAATTGTGATCCTTACAGAATTCCTTTGCTGCTTTCCACTTTGCTTGATTGACTGCATATGTTCTGACTGAATATGCCCAAGACTTAGTTCTTCTTTTTGGATTTGTTATTGGCATCTTAGTTTCTTTTTTGGGTTTAACTTCGACTACCATTGTTCTTCTTTTTCCATTAGCATCTCGATACTTTACAAAGAAGTCTGGAAAATATCTATGTACTCTTCCATCAATTGGAGAACGATAAGGAATAAAAAATTCTTCTGACTGCCATTCACTAACTGATTCAGTAAGATCACACCAACTCATGAATTTTTTCTCCCAACTAGACCTATAAACTATGTTGGTTGGGTTTCCTTTGTACTTTTTAGGGTGTCTTGGAAAATATTTACCATGATGTGACATATATAGTTACGTATAACTAATCTAAAAATATTTAGATGACAAGAAAAGTATCGCCATTATATGTAAAACCTGATCAGGTTAGGAGAACCTTTGGCGGTTTATCTCTTAATACTCAATTCAAAGTTGCTTTACATTTTGGCCAAGCACCTAAAAATAGTGGGAATGCAGATACAGATACTTTGGTAGGACACCTTAATAATTGTGGTGTGTTTGATAGAGGTAAATTAAGATCAACAGCTGATGGTTTTGATTTCTATGCATCTGAGGCAGAACTTCCTGGTGCAAACTTTGATGTTACTGAACAACCTGGAGGATTTCAGGGACTGTTAGAATATAATGCTACTAGAAGAATATATCCAGATTTTAATGTAACTTTTTATGTTGATACTGAATACTATATAATTAGATTGTTTGAAGAGTGGTTGAATTTTATTAATCCAATTTATGGATCCAAAGGAAAATATGTTGGTGGAAGTTTAGGTATGCGTGGATTTGGTGATGAAGAACCTGGTGCATATTATAGGATGGCATATCCAAGAGGAAATACAGGATATAAACATGATATAAGTATAACAAAATTTGAAAGAGATTTTTTAATAGATCCAAATGAAGGAAGTAGAAAAACAGGATACCGTCAAAGGTGGAATAAACAAACTTTGATGGCCTATCAATTTGTAGATGCATTTCCGAAACAAATAACTGCTATGCCTGTTAGTTATCAAGGAAGTGAATTACTACAATGTAGTGTTACTTTTGGATACACTAGGTATGTTACAATACATTCACCAGGTGGTAGATTATATGATGCTGAAAAGAATTATGCTACTCGTTCATCTAGAAAACCTAGAGGAAATCCAACAGTACCTCCCAAAACTATTGATGCAGATACTGATGTACCATTGGTAGATGAAATAGAATCTGATGCTAATTATGCAGATGAAAATGCAGAATTTAATTATCATTTCATTCGACAACAGAAACTTAATAAACTTGGAAAACATAAGAAAGTTATGGATCTTGGAAATGGTGGAAACTTCTTATAACTCCCCTATATAAAATACTGAATAAAATATTATGCCTTTACCAAAAATATCTACCCCAACATATGAGTTGGTCTTACCATCGACTGGGAAGAAAATAAAATATAGACCATTCCTTGTACGAGAAGAGAAAGTTTTAATACTGGCACTAGAAAGTCAGGATATAAAACAGATTTCCAATGCAGTTAAATCAACTTTAAAAAGTTGTGTTCAAACTCGTGGAGTTAAGATTGATGATCTTCCTACTTTTGATATCGAATATATCTTTTTGAATGTTCGTGCAAAATCTGTAGGAGAATCATTGGATTTAGTTATTACTTGTCCAGATGATAATGAAACTACTGTTAATGCTCAGATCTATACTGATGATATAGAAGTAGTGAAAGATCCAGAACATGATATTGAAATTCCTTTAGATGCTAAACTTACACTTAAGATGAAGTATCCTTCTATGGATCAATTCATTAAAAGTAATTTTGATATAGGTGAATCAACTGCTGATGAATCTTTTGAAATCGTAGCATCATGTATAGATACAATCTATGATGCTGAAGATGTATGGTCTGCTTCAGATTGTACTAAGAAAGAATTGGTAGAGTGGGTAGGTGATTTAAATACTGCTCAATTTAAAGAAGTTGAAAAGTTCTTTAATACAATGCCAAAACTTTCTCATACTATGAAAGTGACTAATCCTAAGACTAAGGTTGAAAGTGAAGTAACGTTGGAGGGATTAGCAAGTTTTTTCGGATAATTATGGCCCATATTGATCTTGAGTCATATTATAAACTTAATTTTTCGTTGATGCAACACCATAAATATTCATTAACTGAAATTGAAAATATGATGCCTTGGGAAAGAGAAATCTATCTCACATTATTAAATCAATATGTTGAAGAAGAAAATGAAAAAGCAAAACAACAATCGTATTAATTAAATGGCAGCTGGATTACTAGCAGGAATAGGCAAAGCAATTGTTCCAAAAGTTACTACTAGTAGTGCTATTGCTGGTGGTACTAAGGGTGCTCTTGTTACTGGTGGGTATTCATCTGCTCGTCAAGCGATTATGGGTACTACAGTATCTGGAAAAGTTACTCGTGGATTGGGAATTACTAATTTAATTGGTGGAGGTAGTGGTGGTGGAAGAGGAGGAGGGATTTCTCCTTCTAATTTTTCATCATCATCTATGAGAAGTAGGATTAGCAATATAGGTGGTTCAGTTGATACTTCTGGTGGATTGGGTGACATGCTCACTTCTGAATCCATTATGGGAAGAAGAACAGGACAAGATACTACACAAGATTTTTTAAATACTTTTGGTTCGGAGAAAACTGGTAAGGTTATTAGAAGTAGTTTGATGGTATTGAGGGATACCTTTGTAGAAACTTTTGAGACTGCAAGAATATTGAGGACTGCCCTCAGTCAGATGGATGGACTTGGTGGTGCTGGTGGTAAAGGGGGTGGTAAGAAAGGTAAAGGGGGTGGTCTTCTTGGTATGCTAGGAAGCATGTTGATGAGTCCTCTTGGAATTATAGGTGGTGGTCTTTTAGCAAAAAAATTTGGAGGATTAAAGGGATTAAAAGGATTATTTGGTAAAGGTGGTAAGGTTGGTAAGAAGGTACCAATAACTAGATCAAAGGTACCAATAACTGGTAGTAAATCTAAAAATTTGTTCAATGATACTTTTAGTAATTTTGATAAAGCTGGTCTTGATGCTGGTACGCAGATGAATGTGGATGGATTTCTTGATCCTTCTTCATCATCAAAGATAGGGTCAAAGAGTGGTAAGGAAACTTTTGAGAATTTAATGGGAAAACCACCAGTTGATGATGTTGCTGAAGGTACGGCTAAGGTTACTCAAAATCTTACTAAGAGTACCAATGTAGTCAAAGAAGGAATTAAAAAGGGTAGTAAAGGTGGTGGTATTCTTGGTAAGGGAAAAAATATTGCTAAGAATTTATTTAAGAATCCAAAGAAAGCATTGGGTGCTGGTATATTAGGAATTGGTGGTCTTGCTTTAGGTGGTATTGGTATGCATGTTGTTGGTAGAACTGGAGAAGATACATGGGATAGATTTGATGGTGTTATTGATAAGTTTGATTCTGTTCTTGATGAACAAAGTAAAGATAAAACGGTTCGTAGTACCAGTCAGAATGCTGTTGTTCAAGGAGGTCAGGTAGTATCTGGTAACATGTCTCAAAATGAGTATGAGAAATCTAGATTAGAATCAAAATTAGAAAATGTAATAGAAATTCATGGTTTTAACTCACCTGAGGCTAATGAAATACAGAAACGAATGATGGTATTGTCAGGAACTCCAGCAGAAGCCATCTATACAGATCCAGAAGGTAAACTTCAATTGAAAAGTTTTTCATCATTTGATGGTAAAACTAGTGTTGGTGGTGTCAAAAAGAAAAAGAAGAAAGGTGGTGGATTATTTGGTGGAATTAAACGTGCTGTTGGTGGTGCTGCTGACTTTGCTACACTGGGTATGTTTGATTTTGATAAGAGAAATACTAGGGGTGCTCCAAAAGGATTTGGTTTAAAAAGAATAATGGGTGGTGTTGCTGATGCTATTACTGCTGGTGCAACTGATTATGATAAAAGAGGTACTGGTTTCGGTCAAATGAAACTGGGTGAGAATATCAGAAGGAAGAAACTAAGAGAGGCATATGAAAATAATCCAAGGGTTATTGCACATCGTAAAAAGATGGCAGCATTAAAAGAAAGTATAATAAATCCTTTTGGTAATACTACTATTGGTGGATTAAAGCAAGGTGATCCAGGTTTTGAAGAGGCACTAAAAAATGCTAGATCTATGGTATCACTTAATACTAAGAGTATATCTGTTCCAAAAAGTGTTAAGAAGACTCCAAAGGTTATTAATGTACCATCTCCATCATCTGGTGCAGACAATAATTCAGCAGCAGGTGGAGGAACAATGAGTCCACCTTCCTCTTCTGGTGCTGGATCAAATATTGCTTTTCCTCCTTCTCATAATGGAGTTAGTTATGCTGCTGTGGAAACACAAAGTCAAATGAATCTAGTAATGGCAGATTAGTACTATGTCAATAAAACTATCGCCAACTGCTATCATTCGTGAAGCAAAAAGAATTAAAACAACACCATCAATTCTTGCTACTAAATCTTTAAAGTTTAAAGGCAAACCTGATTGTGAAAGACTTGTAAGATTTATTAAATCTAGTGGTGAAGAATTAAGTAAAGTCTCTATACCAAATTCCAAATCTCTTGTCAAAGGAATGGGTGGTGGAAAAGATGGTGGACTGAGTGATATTGCATCCAATGATTTACTTATGAATTCATTAATGGCAGCAATGTATCCTGCTCAAACTTTAATTGGAGGTGGTTTGGGTGCTATTCCTTTGACTGCTTTTGGATTGGGTGGAATTAGTCTTGGTGCATTGGGTCTTGGTAGTGCTATGATAAAGAAAGGTCCACGTAATTTATTATCTAAAGGAATTAATAAAACCAAAAAGATTGCAACTAAAGTTACAAGTAAAATATCAAACGCTGGTAAGGGAGTAAAGAACTTTTTTGGTAAGGGTGGAGATGAAGTTATTGAAGGAGTAGCAAAGAAGACTGCAAAGAAAGTTGGTCCTAAAGTAGCAGCAAAAACAGCAAAAACAACTACTAGTAAAGTAATGGGAGCCCTTCCTCTCATTGGAAACTTATGGGACTTAGGATCTGCTGCTTATAGATTTTCTAAAGGTGATACTGTTGGTGGACTTTTATCTTTGGGTTCTGCTATTCCTATTGCTGGTTGGGGATTTGCTGCAATAGATATTGCTAGAGATGGTGGTGCGTTTGAGGGAACTCCATTAAAGAGTAAAGAGGAGGAAGAGAAAGAAGAAATACAAGAGGATAGGGATATTGAAAAGAATACTGTAAAAGAAAAGGAAACAGATAATAAGGAAAAAGAAAAAATTGATCGTGTTGTTGATAAATTTGGCAATGTAGTTAACAAATATTCAGTAAAGGGTAAGTCTCTTGGTGCTATACCTAAGATAAAAAACTGGTTTGGATTTACTGAAGGTGGGCAAGTTCCTGGATCTGGTAATAGGGATACAGTTCCTGCAATGCTGACTCCTGGTGAAGTTGTCATGAGTAAACCAGCAGTTGATAAGATTGGTGCTGATAATCTTTTAGCAATGAATGCTGCAGGTGGTGGAACTAATAGACCAAGTTATGATACTCTAGGATATCGGTTTGGACAAGTAAATCCAGATACAATAGTTTCAGGATCTAAAATTTTCACCTCTAAAACAACTGAGAGTACAAAAAAACGAGGAATACTATCAAAAATCTTTGATCGTGACTTTGAGTCATTCAAGGAGAAAGATCTTAGTAGAGGTGGACCAGGATTAAGTATGCAGACAATTGAGAAATATAAGGAGGGTAATCTTAGAGGGGAATCAATTCTTACAGAAGATATTGCTAGTGTAGGAGTTCCTGATATAATGGAACATCAGGAAGATCTGATGAGAAGAATAAATGCAGTCAAGGGATTTGAGGATAAAACAATAGATGATGTTATAGGTGGAACAGTTGGTATGAATGCTCAACAGTATACACGACTTCTTAACAGTAGTGATGCTGCGAGAGCAACAGAAAAGAAACGAGAAGAAGCAAGAAAACTTGATGAAAAAGAAAATATAGATACGTCATATAGACTGCTGCCAGAATTCCAAGGTGGTGGTTTAATTCAAAGACTTAATGGTGGTGGATTGGTTGCTGATACTAGAACACTAGGACCAAATACTCCTTTACCTTCTCCAGGTTGGGGAAGAAAGGGTGGGTTCATACCAACACCAATGTGGCAGAAACCATTACCTTCTGGTGGTTCTGGTACTTGGGGTACATCTATTAAACTGGCTAAACAAAATAGACCTGTAGGTATGGTTGATGATGAAGTAATTATTATTAATACTATTCCCAGTCAACCAACACAACAAGGTGGAACTCCTCAAATGATTCCAGTACCAATGGGAGGTGGATCACAATCACAATCAAGTCCTCCAATGCCATCTTACTTTCAAATAGTAAATAGTATAAGAATATCATCTCTTCTAACTAAACTTTCAATAACATGAGTAAATCAGCAATATCAGCTACAAGATTTAAGACTATTAATATTCATCCTTTAGATGAGGATAGGAATGCGGTAGATTTAACATCATCTATACTTTCTGTATCTTATTTTGAAAATATTTTAGAACCTGCTATTACTATGCAAGTTGTTGTAGCAAGTTCTTCAAGTTTACTCAATCTAATACCAATACGTGGTGGAGAAAAAGTAAATTTTGAAATTGAAGTTGGTGAAGATGAATTTACTTTACTTGAAGAGAGTGCCATGTATGTTTATATGGTAAGTGGAGTAGATGCTACTAAAATGAGAGAGACATTTACATTACATCTAGCATCTGAAGAATACTTTAGAAATGAAACTCAAAGATGTTATAAAAGATATGAGAAGGAAACTATTTCTACACATGTAAAAAGTATTTTAAATGATAAAGAGAATGGGTTAGGTACAGACAAAGAAATTTTTGTAGAAGATACTCTTACTAAGTATGCATTCACTGCTAATGGTCGTAAACCATTTAGTGTAATGCAATGGTTAGGCCCTAAATCTATTTCACTTGCACCAGGAGAAAAAGGTAATAGTGGAAAGGATTATGATGGAAGAGCAAAAGGTATAGCAGGGTTTCTTTTCTTTGAAAATAAAGATGGATTCCATTATAAGAGTATTGATAGTTTAGTATCAAAGACAGAAATTGGAATGCACAGTTCCAATTCAAAAGATATTTTAGAGTTTTTCTATGCTGGTCAGATGCCTGAGATGGAACAAACAGCAGCTGATATAATAAGTTGGAATATGGATAAGAATGTGGACTTGCGTAAGGCATTACGCATAGGAATGTATTCTAATTATACTTATTTTTATGATACTAATACTAATAAGTTGAAGGGATTTAAGTATTCATTAAAAGATGAACTTGGAGAAAATAAACTTGGTAATGATAATATTCCAGTAGCTGAGATGTTTGGCGATTCAATTTCTAGAGTGTTGTTTAAAATATCAGATCATGGTACAATGGAAAAGAGTGCAGGAACAGAAGCTTCTGGAACTGATGATGCTGATATGGCAAAATCTTTTGCTAGATATAATTTATTATTCACACAGGCACTAAATATTTTAGTCCCACTGAATATAAATTTGAAAGTTGGTGATGTAATTTACTGTGAATTTAAAGCAATTGAGGGTGGCGAAGCTAATTTTGCTGACCCAGAGATGAGTGGTAACTATCTAATCAGAGAGTTACGACACAGTTTTGTTCCTAATCAAAACACAACATCTCTCAAATTAATGAGGGATTCTTACGGTCTATACGGAGATGAAGACTAATGAGTACACCAAAACACGACCTAGATCACGAAGTGTATATTGATCCAAAGGATCATAAGGAACATATCAATCATGGTATGTTGGAGTACACTGAGGAAGATCTAAAAACTTCTCATGCTTATTATGATGAGTATCATAAAGGTGAAGAAGTAGATAAGAATGATGCTTCTATTAATGATTACCATACTAGGCATGAAGATCAGCATTTAGAAGTGTATTGTGACAATCATCCAGATGCCTTTGAGTGTAGAGTATACGACGAATGATTGATGCAGCACTGTTAAAATCTGCTGTTGCTGGAAAGGACGGTTTTACCTGGTGGATGGGTAGAGTCGCCCATGAAAAGCATTGGAAAGACGTAAACAGTGTATTGACACAGAATGAAAAGTTAAGTCAGAGAGTAAAAGTAAGAATTATAGGGTACCATCCTTGGGATGATACGATAAAGGAAGAAGATCTACCTTGGGCTCATGTAATGATGAGTCCAGTTTCTGGTAGTGGACAAGGAATGAAAGGTGACACCGTAAATCTTATGGGTGGAGAAACTTGCATAGGATTCTTCTTAGATGGTGATAATGGACAGCAACCAGTCATTATAGGATTGCTTGCTAGACATGGAGAAGTAAGAAATAGTATGGAGGAAAGTGAAATTGAGAGTGCAAATAGTAATCAGTTCAAACCATTTACTGGACATCCTGATAGAGTAATTCCACCAACAGACACAGCAAGGGCTAAGACTGGGCCAGTAAAACCTCCTGTTAAAGTTCCTGCTGTTACTACTCCTAGTGGTGAAACTGCAGTAACTG